CTCACGAGGTTCGCGTGTCGACTCTTGCTGATCGCGTCACATACACGCCCACCCAGTTGGCCAACAACCTTAAGACAAGAAGAATCGACTCTAGCTACGGCGCCACATTCTATCCGTGGGTACAAACTAGAGACGCAAATACCGGCCAGCTATTATGGGTACCGCCAACCGTTGCAATGATGGGTGTGTTAGCAAGTTCGGAGAGAAAGTCAAAGATTTGGTTTGCTCCGGCTGGATTTAACCGCGGCGGCCTATCTGACGGCGCCGCCGGCATCCCAATTACAAATGTTACGACGAGATTAACATCCGACAACAGAGATGAGCTATATCTGGCGAGAATTAATCCGATTGCTTCATTCCCATCAACGGGAATCGTAGTATTCGGTCAGAAGACTCTGCAAGAGCGCCAATCTGCACTGGATAGAATCAACGTCAGAAGAATGGTTATCTATCTTAAGAAGCAAATTTCCATTCTTTCAACCCAAGTATTGTTTGAGCAGAATGTTCAGGCAACATGGAACCGCTTTAAGGGCTTAATCGAGCCGTTCTTGTCAAATGTCAAGACTGAGTTTGGTATTACCGACTATCGATTGATCCTTGACGAGTCCACCACTACTGCTGACTTAATTGATCAGAACGTTTTATATGCGAAGATTATGGTTAAGCCGGCTCGTGCCATTGAATTCATTGCGATAGACTTCGTAATTGCCTCAACTGGCGCATCTTTTGATGATTAATATTAATATTAGACACTATTTAAAGTAAGACACAAAAAGGAGTACACAACAAATGCCATTCTGGTCAACAAATTTTGGGGAAGAGGGAGCTGAATACCGAGATCCTAAAAGAAAGTTTAGGTTTACAGTAGAGTTTCAAGGAATTACCGCCGGCATTGGAGGTGCTTCATTGTGGTACGTAAAGACAGTAAATAAGCCGTCTTTCACGATTAATACCGCAGAGCACAAGTATCTAAATCATACGTTCTTCTATCCGGGATCCGTTAGTTGGCAAGATGTTTCCTTAACTTTGGTAGATCCGGTCGAGCCAGATATGGCAGCGACATTGTCCGATATCATTCAACTATCAGGCTATAAGCCGCCCACGAGCCCGGGCGTTGAAGATAGCATGGGCACCATGTCTAAAGCAAAGTCCGCAGGAGCCTTGGGTCAGGTCACAATTACCCAAATCGATTCCAACGGAGCGCAAGTTGAACAGTGGACTCTTATGAACGCATTTATTACAGAAGTTAAGTATGGCGATTTGGCCTACGGCGAAGACGATCTAACAGAACTTTCACTTACGTTGAAGTACGACTGGGCGCGTGTCGATACTTCCGGTGCTGGAGTCGGTTCTTCGGCCGCCGGCGGTGGAAACGAATTCTTCAACATATAAGATAATTTAAAGAACAATTAGAGGTGTATATTGTCACGAAATAAAAACCGGGTAGGATCAAGTCAATCAGACAACAGTTCCCCCCCACAGCCTGCTGCACAGAGCAACAGTAACGAGAACGTTGGATTTTCCTTTGTCGTTCCGACAGAGTTTGTCGATCTCCCTTCCGGGGGTCGGTATTACCCAGAGGGACACCCCCTGCACGGGGAAGAGTGCATAGAAATCAAGCAAATGACCGCAAAAGAAGAAGATATGCTAACTTCGCGCACATTGCTTAAAAAGGGTGTTGCGTTAGATCGGGTTATTGAGAGCCTAATTACCAACAAGTCAGTAGATCCCCACAATCTTTTGATTGGTGATCGAAATGCTATAATTGTAGCAACCCGAGTATCTGGCTACGGTAACGAATATCTGACCACTGTAGCATGTCCAAGTTGTGGTCAAAATCAAAAATATTCTTTTGACTTAAATGATAGCAAAGTATACCACGGCGAAGACATCGACAACATGGATGTCACAGACAACCAAGATGGAACTTTTTCGGTGGAGTTGCCGAGAACTCGGTTGATGGTGCAATTCAGACTATTGACAGGGCGAGATGAGAAGAAGATGGTTAAAAGTGTGGAGCAGGCCCGAAAAGGCCGCGGCCAAGAGAAAAACGTCACCACTCAACTGACAAATATGATTGTTTCTATAAACGATGAAACCGATAGAAAGATTATCACACACATGGTCGATAACATCCCATCACTAGATTCCAGACACTTAAGAATGGCATATAAGCTAGCTGCTCCGAATATTGACCTTACACAGCAGTTTGAGTGTCAGGAGTGTGATCACGAAAGTGAAATGGAGGTCCCGCTGACCGCGGACTTTTTTTGGCCTGAGCGGTGAGTATATGGAGAACGTGTATGAGCAGTTCTTCTTTTTAAAATACTCTGGTGGGTGGTCATTTTCTGAATCCTACAATCTCCCGGTGGGGTTGCGTGGGTGGTTTGTGAAACGGCTAGTTCAACAGCTTGAAACTGAAAAAGAGGCGATTGAGGCAGCATCAGGAAGCAATAGCACAACGCAAACGCTTTCCTCGCACAACCAGCCGTCTCCTCCCCCTCAAATGATGGGGAGAAATAGACAGGGTTCATAGCCCTGTTTTTTTTTGCAAAGCTAATTAGTTTATACTTGAGAGGAATTTGTTTTGGTCGATCCCACTGATCCAGCAGCAGCAATACAGGCAGAAGTAGACGCAGTAAATAAACTTGCCGGCGCAAATCTTGAGTTGCGCGAGATCAAGAAAGAACTTGCTCGGTTAAGGAACGAAGAACTGGAGGCCATGAAGGCCACCAATCAACTGTCCCCCAGGGCCAAGAGCGTTCTAGATGCGGAGACCATCTCTCGCAACAACCGCGCAGATGCACTTAAAAGACATGTCGAAATTACCAGAGAGGACTTGGAAAACGCCAGGGACCAACTAGACATAAATAAGCGTCAGCTGGAACACAACAACGCGCGAATCGAACAGTTGAAAGAATTGATGAGTGTTAGCGCAGAAAATCGCGCCGCCAACTTAAACGAAATTGAACAGCTGAAAGAACAGAACAAAGAACTAGACGAAAATATTGGCAGACTTCAAAGTAAAACAGCAGCCGTAGCCGACCTTACAAAATCAGTCGCGACGTTATTTGATGCTTCGAAGATTACCCCAACAAGCCTGTTTAATCCAAGAAACTTGATCACCATTGGCAAAGGATTTCGGGGCCTCAAAGACGCCATGGGGGGCAGCGCCGCAGAGAAGAAGAAGTTTCAGAATATGTTCAAGCGCACCGCCATCGATGCGGTTTTGGCATATAGCGATGCAATAGTTAAACTTACCGTTGAATTAGCCGACATGGAAAACAAATTCCGCCGCGCCACTGGCGCCGACGACGATTTTGCGAGATCCCTGACACAAACTTATGCTCAAGTACGAGAATACGGCATAAAAGCATCCGATGCATCGGACTCTGCACAAGCGCTGTATACAACTTTTACTGATTTTACTTTTGCGTCAGAGGCGCAGAGAAAATCACTAAATGAAACAGGCGCAATTTTAGAAAAGCTTGGTATATCGCATGCTGACTTCGCCACCAGCATTCAAACTTCGACAAAGGCCATGGGAATGTCTACGGAACAAGCGGGACAAACCATGCTGGACTTGGAGAAGTTTGCCAGGGAGTTGGGAGTAGCCCCACAGGCCATGGCAAAAGATTTTGCTGGAGCCACCGATATGCTGGCGAAAATGGGAGACCAAGGCAACAGAACGTTTAAAGAGCTGCAGGCGGTCATGAAGATCACGGGTCTGGAAATGCAGAAAATATTAACCCTCACAGACAAATTTGATACATTCGAAGGTGCAGCCGAAATGGCTGGTAAGTTAAACGCTGCGTTGGGAGGTAACTTTGTCAATGCGATGGATATGATGACTGCCACAGAACCAGCAGAAAGATTTGGTATGATCCGAGACTCGATCCTTGACGCTGGTTTGTCTTTTGATACTATGGACTATTACCAGAAGAAATTTTACGCTAGTGCTATGGGTCTCACTGATGTTAACGACCTGTCACTAATTCTTAGTGGAAATATGGAATCGGTCGAGGGCGCCACACAAAAAACTTCTCAAGAGATTGAAGAAGCCGCGAACAGAGCCAGAGACCTGGCCTCTATTCAAGACAAACTCACCACAGCATTTATGCAGCTGATTCCTGTCCTTGATG